TTAGTGTATTTCTCATCTACCCTCTCGGACAATCGAGTTGGTTCTTTGCGCCGTCCTTTGGCGTGTCGGCAATCTTCAGATTCTTACTTTTTCTACAAGGATTTCACAACTGGACACTCAACCCCTTCCACATGATGGGTGTTGCAGGTATTCTTGGTGGGGCATTGCTTTCTGCCATCCATGGTGTTACAGTAGAGAATACTTTGTATCAAGATGGTGAACAATCAAATACTTTCAAGGCGTTTGAACCTACCCAAGAAGAAGAAACCTATTCAATGGTTACAGCGAACCGCTATTGGTCGCAGATTTTTGGCATCGCCTTTAGCAACAAAAGGTGGTTGCATTTCTTTATGCTGTTTGTTCCTGTTATGGGGCTCTGGACTTCATCCATTGGCATTATTGGTCTTGCCCTTAACCTCCGTGCTTATGATTTTATTAGTCAAGAGGTAAGAGCTGCAGAGGATCCTGAGTTTGAGACGTTCTACACGAAGAACATCCTCTTGAACGAGGGTCTGCGTGCCTGGATGGCACCAGTTGACCAACCACATGAACAATTTGTCTTCCCAGAAGAGGTGTTGCCAAGAGGTAATGCTCTGTGATATACTAAGAGGGTCTAGTACCCTCTTTTTTTTATGAAAATTGTTGCTTATACTACTCAGGGTTGTTTCTACTGTGATCAATTGAAAGAACTATTCAGAAGAGCAAACATTGAGTATGAGTCAATCACCATTGATGATGGTGCTAGAGATAGTTTCAACAAACAATTTCCACGAGCAGCAGGATACCCTTATGTCATCATTGATAACAAACATGTTGGAGGTTTGGTAGAGACTGCTAAATTCTTAGTAGAAAATGGATTGATAACCAGACCTAAAAAATGAGAGAACTTAAAATAAATAGAGGCATAGAGCTCATGCTCAGGAGGGCAAAACAGAAGGAAGAGAAGGAACAGAGACCTTCTAAAGGTTTCATAATTACAAAATTATTCACCCTCCTAAAGAGAAAAGTCTACTTCAACTTAGAATTTAGGTGGGATAAGCAAGAAACTTAGTTCGGAGTTGAACAATGACTGAAACTTTATTCGTTTATATCTCAGCAACAGCGTCATTTATTTTCTTATGTGTGGGTGTGTTTGCTGGTTGGACAGTGAATGAGAAGATGCACGAGTATCTCTATGTTAAAGAAGCAGAGAATGAGAGACTCCATCCCGAAATGTACGACGAAGAGGGACAATGGATCAACGAAGAACTCTTATCCGTCAGATTCGTAGATGAGGATTTTGACGATGAATAAATACTAATTACGGTACACGAATAGTCATGCAATTATTACTCAATGAAGTGTTGCAAAAGGTCAGCAATGCTAAGACCAAAGCACAAAAGATTAAACTCTTACAAGAATATAATTCACCAGCACTCAGACAAATTCTGATTGCAAACTTTGATGAGAGTATCATCTCGATGCTTCCTGATGGTGAAGTACCATACAAAGAGAACGAAGCACCCGAAGAGACAGAGCATACGAAACTAGTTCATGAGTATCGTAAACTTTATCTCTTCTTCAAGGGAGGGGCAAATATATCTCAGACAAGGCGTGAGACTTTGTTTATCCAACTTCTAGAGGGTTTACATAAAGGCGAAGCTGAGGTATTGTGTCTCATGAAGGACAAGCAAATCGGCAAACGCTGGAAGATTACCAGGCAGTGTGTTGAGGAAGCCTTCCCGCAAATTCAATGGGGCAATCGATCTTGAAAATTAAAATTCTTCATGAAAACTGTGATCCAGAACTGGCAATGGATGCCTCTCTTCCATACACTGCATACCTAATTTCATATGAAAGTGGAACTGGCATCCAACATGACATCGCTGTTGCTTCCAAAAAGGTAGACATTTTTGACTACTACTGGGATAAATATCGTAGTGTCATTAGCATGGAACAATCTAATGGCAAAGTAAATCCAAAACTCTGGAACGATCCAAAAGCTAAAAAGAAATGAGCGCATCACAAACAGGAAACTGGGCAATCTTCTACAGGAAACTTGAAGAACCAAATATTTGGTACACAATGAAACTGTGGAGGAAGGATGGTGTCTTGGTGTCTGCAAAGACTTATGATGATGTGTACAAATTCACTCGTTTTAGAGAAGCGTTTGATTTCGCAAAGAATTTAATTACAGAAGAACCAACTCCAAAGTATGACGCACAGGTAAAGCGTGTGTGTAAGACTAGAGGAACAGGGTTCTACCTAGCAGGTAACTAAACTGTATCGTATGTTACCGTTTGCACACAATATATAGTTATGGTATAATAACCATACGTTCATCTTATGCTCAGCACTCTGCTGGCATTGACCCTTGCCCATCATAATGATAGCAACCCTTACGGGTGGCACATGAGTTGTGAAAGGTTCCTCCAGAAACGAATTGAAATCCTCATGGATGACAATTTGGATCGTCGTTCTAAGTATAATCTAATAGGTTACTTTAGGTCGAAGGTGGAAGGTCAATGCGATAATCAGACGTTGACATAAGACGCAAGTAAGTCGTAGGAACGGAGCGTTCATCCCATGTTTGAACTATTACTTTATGCTGATATTAACTGCACCGATGCTACTGATATAATCAGACGCCTCGATGCTCACCAGCATGTAGCTAATGAGATCAAAGTGGAGATTGTTGCAACCTTAAAGGAAGCAACACCTCATTGTCCATGGGACGCAGACGACTGAAGGAACGGGGACTAAAAAACCCTAGTATTTCAGGAGTAAACTGATGAACACACTTACACTAATCAAAAAGCAGATCGAAAAGGCAGCTGCACTTCACGACGCACAGATTGCTATGACCACATATCGTGGTGTAAAGTATGAGTGCCAGGAAGGGGGAGACGAGGTTCATGGAACCTTCTGCTATCGTGGTCACACTTACAATAAGTGATGCCATGTTAGCACTACAAGTAGTCGGACTAACGTCCTTGGCATGTGTTGCCTTCATCTGTATGATCTATGGGGAGCTTCTTCTACTGAAGAGGGTCTAATGGAACAGTATCGATATCATTACGATGATATGGATAAGGATAGTCGAGACCCAGCATGTTACATGCTCACATACCGAGGTTGTACCTACTGGTCGTGCTATCGTATTCACTTGAGAGATTGGTTAGAACAAAAATATTTTTGTCTACCAGCATTTAATAAGAAGGGTTCTTAACCCTTCTTTTTTTATGTTTACATATAATGTGTAGTCTTCTATACAAAAAATAAGAGTTAATTCAAAGAGTCATAATTTGATAGTATCTTACATAGATAGTAGTAGAATTATGCGAGGTGAAAAAATGAATCCTTACCCTCTCTTATATCATGATTCATTGTATGAGGGCGACCAATGCACAATCTACTATCACGCTCACAATTAGATGAGTGGCGACACTTTGAAGATACAATCGATGAACTGGAGGCTGAAAATCAAAAACTCAACGACTACTTTGAATGTTTAATAGAGTGCGACTTGTTAAACCAAAGTTCATGCAAAAGGATATGTAGCTACATCCTTAAATAATATTCCAAGAGGGGTTGCTACCCCTCTTTTTTTATGTTATACTGACTTCATCTATAATTCTAAATAGATGGATAGAGAAAGACTTAAACTCATCGTCAAGAATCTTAAGTCGCTTGTTAATGCATTAGAATCTGAGGTATACTCAGATGTGGATGCTTATAAATCTGATGTAGGCAATCCTAATTTCGGTTTTTATCAAGGGAGAGATGACGATGACGGATATGCAGACTGATTGGCGCTACAGTGACGAACGAATGGACGTAAGAACACAAGGACTAAACATCCTGCTTAATAAATTTGGATCTGAGATGTGCTCAGACGGATCACCACGCTACAGCAATCAGAGCATCTACGAATGTGTTCACGACTGGGTATCCCAGGGTAACGTGAGGACAGACGGAATCGTTGCCTATTACAAAGCGTACTATGACCCGACTAAAAGACCAAATTAGACTAGCAAAGAAAGCACTCAAAGAAGCGCAGAAGAAACCTGGATTGTACTCAGAGTATGAGTTACAATACATGGCAATGCAGCTAGTCCAAGCAAAAATTCAACTAAAAACAAAACAATTACGCCGCAAGCAGGAGAAAGGATTTAGTAATGAACTCAGTGAAACTAGTAACAGTAACTCCAGACGCAGAAAAGACGATGGGTTACGTGGCACGAGTGAGCAATCCGAACAACCAGGAGAATCCTAAGGTTGCTGGTCTGCTAAAATATTGTATCAAGCACAACCACTGGTCTGTGTTTGAGCAGGCACACATGACCTTGGAGATTGAAACTACCAGGGGAATCGCAGCTCAAATTTTGAGGCACCGTTCGTTCACATATCAAGAGTTTTCCCAGCGGTATGCTGACAGTTCTATGTTGGCAGATCAGATTCCTCTGTTTGATCTTCGTCGTCAAGATGATAAGAACAGACAGAACTCTATTGATGATGTTGATCCTTTCACTAAGCAAGAACTTGAGATTGTTATCAAGCGTCACTTTGAGAGTAGCATGGACATTTATCAGCAGATGCTACGACTAGGAATCGCAAAGGAGTGTGCTCGTTTCGTGCTCCCCTTAGCAGTTCCTACCAGGATCTATATGACGGGATCAGTTCGGTCATGGATCCATTATATTGAATTGCGTTCTGCTAATGGAACGCAGAAAGAACACATGGACATCGCACTAGATGCTAAGCGTGTGTTCGCAGAACAGTTCCCTATTTGTGCGGAGGCACTTGGATGGCAATGAAACTTTTGACACTAGATGATTACCAAAGAGCAGGCGAAACCTTTTGGCCTAAGTATGATTATGTTGCTAAAGAACTTGGGGAGGATGCCAAACCTGAGCAAGTCCTCAAAGTTATGGAAGCGATTGGTGGTATCGCATTGAAGGCAGCACTAGAAGAAAAACTAGCAGGACCATTTGGATTCAATAAAAAGGAGAAAGAAGATGCCGACGTATCCAGTTATTAATAAAGTCACTGGTGAACAAAAAGATGTTCGTATGACCATGGCAGAGTGGTCACAGTGGTCTAAAGATAATCCTGATTGGCAGAGAGAC